ACATTTGCAGGAACAGTTGACAATGCTAATAGTGCCGATGTACTTGTTGTAGCTATGAATCAGATTGCAATTGCTAACCAAGAAGCACCTAACGCAATATTGATGCACCCATCAGATATCGCAGCATTGAAGTTAATGAAAGTTTCTGCAACTGATAAGCGTTATGTTGACAGATTACTTTATGTTGGTATGGAGTTAACACTTGATGGTGTTCCAATGATTGGAAGCACATTAGTGACTGCTGGTACATACCTTGTTGGTAACTTTAATTTGTCTGTTTTATATCAAAAGCAAGGTGTTATGATTAACATCGGGTTAGATGGTAATGACTGGACAAAGAATATGCGTACAATCATTGCAGAATGGAGAGGTGCATTAGTAACCAAGAACAACGATAGAACTGCGTTTGTGAAAGGTACATTTGCAACTGATATTGCTGCATTAGAAACTGCTTAATTAAATGAGCAAAGTAAAATCTAAAGAAGTAGTAGCGGAGGCACAAACCTCTGCTGCTGCTCCTTCTGAAAAGAAATCAGAAGCGAAATTGGCAACGCAATCGACTAAAGAAGTTGAGGTTGTTATTGTCAAAGATTTTAATGGCTTAAAAGCAGGTGAAAAAATAGTTGTATCTGAAAATATTGCTGAATTATTAACTAATAAAGGGCTTGTAAAATAATATGGGAATTCTAATATCAGCCTCCGATTTCATAGGCGAAAATAAAATAGCAACGGATGTGTTTACGGATGCTGAATTAGATAATTTCATTACGCTATACGAGTCAAAATTACTTTATGAGTTATTAGGCATTGAGTTGTATATTTTATTTATAGCAGACCTAATCGGAGGTGTGCCACAAACTGCGAAGTATGTGACCATTTACGATGCGTTTGTAAAGGAAATAGATGATGAGATGATTACAAGTGATGGTATGAAAGTTATGTTGGTTAAATGGGTATTTTTCCACTACGTTAGAACGCAGCCACAAACCAATACCATTCAAGGTAACACACAAAGCGAAGGCACTATTAATATGCCCAGCGCAATGAGTTACACATCATTAGTCATTGATTACAACAAGATGATTCTAACATTCAAAGCAATTCAAACCTATATTGAGTCGGTAAAAGATGCCGATTATCCTACATTCAAAGGTGTTTATAAAAATTATATGTCGTGGGCTTAATAACTACTAAAGACCATATTAAAAATGTTGTTGATGCAATCAATAAAACGATTGTAGTTAATTCCGTTGTTGCCGATGGTAGCAACTGGAAACTGATGACAACAAATACGAAGTGGGCAACCTTTGGTAAAATATTAAGTGGCAAAGTGATTAAAGAGGTTGTATTCAACGAATCAATCACTATCGCAGCAGCTACCCAGCCAACTACTGGCATCTATAATTTAGCAGCACCATTCTTTTATTTTGGAACATTTTTAGAAACCAATTCAGAGTTGATTAAGGTGTCAAGCAGTAACAATAAATTACCATTGATTTACTTGCATATGAACGCACCAGAGAGATTTGCTGATGAGGAATCTACTATTGATTTTGAAAGTGATTGCGCTATCTATTTTCTTGTTGATGCCGACCCAAAGAATTGGTTGAGGTCAACACATTTAGAGCAGGCAATTAAGCCAATGAAATCATTATGTTCCGAGTTTATTCGTTCTTTATTTGCGTATAGTAGAACTAACGCAAGCAACAAGATTACATACGTTGAAAATGATTATGCTAATTTCGGTAAGGTGCAATGGGAGGGAGTGAAGAGTCAAATCTTTGCTGATAATACCTCTGGTACTGAACTGCTGATTAAAATACCATTCAACAAATGTTTTTCCTGCTGCGAAAATTAAAACAAATTATTAATATTTAAAACAAAAAACAATATGTCATTATGTTCTTGCGATGTGTCGCTACAAAACACTGGTTCACCAAGTTGCTCACCAATTATGGGTGTTGCAGCAAATTTTATTTTAGTTCCGTTAATTGCCAACGATGGTACATTTAACTACATTGACCCAACTGCTACATTTAATGATGCTTACTTTACTGCATTGATTAACGAAGCAGATGATTCAAAGCGTTGGTATCCAACTGGCAAATTAAAGAATGTTACTACTGATAGAGCAGACCCTATCTTGGAAACATTTGAAGATGGGTCAAGTGTGTTTATCCGTGATGGTATCCGTAACTTTACCGCAATGATTATCAAAGGTAGTTTTGAACTTGCAAAACAATTCAATGCTAACAGATGTTCAACATTTGGAATCTTTATAGTTGATTTGGATGGTAACATTTTAGGCACTACCAAAACTGGAAGTAACTACCTTTACCCAATTGCGTGTGATGCTGCTACTTTCTATGCAAAGCCAGTATTCACAACTGATACAACTATCCAAAAGATAATGTTGATGGGTCAATGGGATGTGTTACAAAAGGATGATGATTTAAGAATGATTTCTGCATCTTCAATAACTGCTGCTAACATCGTTAACTTGAAAGGTCTAATGAATGTTTATACAACTATAGTAAGCACAAGCACTACTACAATGGTTCTTGATTTGTATGCTAAAGTTGGAAACATCGTTACTAACTACCCAATCGAAGGTCTTGTTACTGCTGATTTCGTTTCAAGTGATACTGGTTCAACAAGTAAAATGTATAACATTACTGATGCATCTGATGTAACTGTAACTGCTGCTGAAAGCACAACTGTTGATGGTCGCTATACGTTGACTTATACTGCTCAAACTGTTGCAGATGTGTTACAACCATTAATCAAGAAGAATGGATTAGATGGTGTAACAATGTTAGGAACAACTGGTACAGTAATTTAATTTAAACATTCAAACACAAAAGCCTTTGCAGAGATGTAAGGGCTTTTTTTGTATATTTGCAGTATGTGGAATCTTGAAGTAATTGCACGAAATGTCAAGAAGTTAAACGAAGAAACTGCGTTTAAAAAGGTTATTAGCACTCCAGCCATACAACTTGAGGCTATTAGATTAAATCGTGATGAGCAGCTATTTAAAAGGGGTGTAGATGTGTTTGGTGTGTCGATGAGGTCACAATATGCCAGAGGAAGCAATGTTTATGCTGATTATACCATAGCAATTAAGAATGAGAAAAATCAACCAACTAATAGAGTGACTTTGCGTGATACTGGAGCAATGTATCGTACATTTAAAACTAAAATAGTTGGTGATGAGTTGATGCTGGATGTGGATTCAATTAAGGAGGGTAAAGACCTGCAAAAAACTTGGGGACAATTCGTAGGTCTTGATGAGTTTAGTAAGGAAATATTAATAGAGAAATCAAAACCAATAGTTTTAAACTATGTTAAGAACACAATTTTATAACAACATTGACACAATGCCCATCTATAACTACTTACAAGTTGTGGAGCAGGGAAATAAGCAAGCATTAGTGCGCAAATGGGGATTGTTTAAGCGAAATTTTACCATTGCATTTGAAGAAATCCAAAGGCAATTAGTCAATAGATTTGGCATTGCGGAAAGTTATATGGATGTGCTTGAAAAAAGGCGAGAAATAGCGTGTTTGCAGATAGATTTGCACGTTACTGATGATAGGTTCAACAAAACATTGATTGGCATTGCAGAGAGCGAATTAAAGGAGTTAACAGACCGCAAATCATCTACTACTGATGAGATAAAAGATTATTTAGAAAAATATAAAGGATTTCACTTATCTTTGCATACAATTACAGTTGCAGAGTGGTTTGGTTACGTTAAAAATTATTCAAAGCAGCAAAAACAAATAAAAGCATAGTAAAATGGCAGAAGGTAAAGCGTTAGGCAAAAATGATTTATTTGAGAGTGATGCATTCAATGATGCCATAAAAGGTGCTGATGCGTTACTTGCAATTATTCGTGAAACAAATAAGGAAATTAAGTTAAGTTTAGCTGCTCAAAAAGAATTTGTTTCTGCTTTTAAACCGAAATCTTTCGATGATGTAAAGAAGCTAAATAATGAGTTAAGGCAGACCTCTGACCTCATCAAAATGAAGCAGCAGTTGGAAGTTGCTGAATTAAAAGTACAACAACAACAACAATCATTAGAGCAGGCAGCAATAAGAACTGCAATTGAAAAGAATAAGTTAACCAGAGAACAATTAAGGGCTGAAAATGATTTGGCAAAAGCAATTGATGCAGAAACCAAAGCAAATCAAAGGGCGCAACAACAATTAAAACAAACCAACGGAGAATACAAAAAAGGTGTTCAAGCATTAGCAGCAGTTAAGCAGCAGTTAAAAGAACTTGAATTTACTGGCAGAACAAATGGTAAATTATTCAAGGCATTATCACAAGAATTTACAGAGTTAGATAGGCGAGTAAGAGGTGCAGAAACAAGCGTTGGAGAATTTCAGCGCAATGTAGGAAACTATGCAGGTGCTTGGAATGGATTGGGCAATAGTATTAATCAGTTAAGCCGAGAGATGCCAGCGTTTGCCAATAGCATAAGCACTGGTTTTATGGCAATATCAAACAACTTACCTCAACTGTTTGATGAGATTAATAAGATTAAGAAAGCAAATGTTGAACTTGCAAAAAGTGGACAACCAACAACATCAGCATTTAAGCAAGTTTTAAGCGGAATATTTAGTTGGCAAACTGCATTGTCGGTTGGTGTAACATTACTTACATTGTATGGTGCTAAAATGATTGATTTTATTGGCAATTTATTTAGTGCTGAAGCAGCATTTGAGGATGGTGCTGCTGCTATTGATGCCAACACAAAATCAATTGAAAGAAATAAGGAGGCATTAATAGATTTGCAAAAGCAAGTTGATGCTATGATTGTGAAAGAATTAGAAATGGATGGGGTGTTAAATAAATTAGATTTGGCGAGAGATGCAGCATACAACGAATATCAAAAGAATTTAGATGATATTCAGAAGTTAAGAAAGCAGGCTGCTGATGACCAGATAAAGGCAGCAGCAGAATCTATTAGTGATGAGGAAGATAGAGTTGAATTTTTGGCAAAGTTAGGTAGAGAAGAAGTTGCTGGAGTGGTTGCTATTACAATGAAAAAAGGAATAACAAGAAAAGATTTTTCAGATGAGGAGTTGAAATTATTGCAGTCAACAAATTCAAAACTATTTGCATTAAGAATACAATATGACAGAGCAGAAGAAAAGGCAGCAGAATTGTTGAATGAAACATTGGCAATGTCTAAAAAAGAGTTTGATAAAGATGCAGAAGAAGCAGCAAAAAAAGCAGCAGAAAAAAGACAAAAAGCATTAAAAGATTTATACACAGATGAGGCACGAATAATAGCGTTGACCAACAAGTTAAAAGCCGATGCAGTAGAAGATGATTATCAAAGGTCATTGGCAGCATTAGAAGCCGACAACCTAAATGAAATAAAAGCAATAAAAGCATCAAAATCAAGGGCAGAAACAAAGCACAAAGCATTATTGGCATTAGAGTTAGACTTTTACCGCAAACGTGCTGAATTGCAAATGAAAATGATTATGGAATTGCAGGCAGAGCAAGACAAATATCAAGATGAGGCAACTGCTAAAATAGAAAAGGAATTGACTGAAAGATTGGCAAAAGAGGCTAAAATTAGGCACGATGCCCAACTTGTAAGAATCTATCAAAATGATAAGGATGCAAAAAAAGAACTTGAAGCCAAAATAGCAGCCATTGAAGAGGAAAGAGATATATTATTGAAAAATGCACACCTTACTAAAGATGAGGATTACATCATTAGATATGAGGCACAAAAGAAAATTGATGAACTTGAAAGCCAGTATTCAAAAAAGAGAATAGATACTGCTATTGATGAGGCAAACAAGTTAGTTGCAATAACTGATAAGTGGATGAAAGCAAGATTTGAAAAGCGCAAAGATTATTTAGATAGAGAAATTGACTTAAACAAATCAGCCATTGAGGCACAACAAAGGCTTGCAGAACGTGGGCTTACAAACACATTAGCATTTGAGCAAAGCAAAGCAGCAAAGTTACAACTTGAACGTAAAAGATTGCAAGAACAAGAAATTAAGCAGCAAAAGCGTGTTGCATTCTATAACTTGTTAAGCGGTTATGCAAAAACAGAACCAGCAACTGCTTTGCAAAAAGCAATTTTAGAAACTACATTGGCTGAAATAGTTGCAGGTAGCTTCATTGAGGGAACTGAAAATGTACAACGTGATTTAAGCGGAAACAAGGTGCATAATGGCAAAGATGGTTATGTAATTGCAGTTGATGGTGATGAACGTATATTTAACCCAAAGCAGAACGCAAAAATAGGTGATATAAGCAATGATGAGGCTGCTCAAATACTATCAGACTACCAGAGTGGAAAACTATTCAACTACGGTGATGTAACGCAGCCAATTATTAATGTGCCAAATCAACACATTGATTTAAGAAGCACTAACAATTTGTTGT